AAAGTAAAGTAAAGGAAAGTAAAGTAAAGGAAAGTAAAGTAAAGGAAAGTAAAGTAAAGGAGTATGCGCAGAGCGCGGACGAGTCCGCCTCAGCGCCGGCATACCGACTGATACTCCATGACGGCTCTTATTATCCGATAAGCAAAGAGGACATAAGCAAATGGGCTGCTCTATATCCGGCAGTAGATATAGAGCAAGAAATACGTAAAATGATCGGATGGAGCGAGGCAAACCCGCAAAACCGTAAGACAAAGCGCGGCGCATTGGCGTTTATCAACCGCTGGTTGGCGCGCGAGCAGGACAAAGGAGGGGCAAGACGTGAAGAGTTTCCGCGAAATGATACCGGCGTCAATCCGTATGAAAAGTACGGCGGTACGCTCGTTTGATGACTACCGTCAGCGTCAAATCGATGTGATAAATGCACTGCCGGGTGATCTGCCCGGCATGGACTGCCCGGAGTGCAAAAACAAAGGCGTGATCTATGCGCTCGAAGACGGCTACGAGGTAGCGAAAGAGTGCAGCTGTATGGCGGTGCGCAGATCGTGGCAGAGAATAGAGAAAAGCGGTCTCAAAGATATAATGAACCGATACACTTTTAAATCCTACGAAATCCGCGAACCGTGGCAGGAACAGATCATGCGCAGCGCGTGCGATTATTGCCGGAGCCCCGAAGGATGGTTTTTTGTCGGTGGGCAGGTTGGCGCGGGAAAAACGCATATTTGCACCGCCATTGTAGGCAAGCTGCTCCAAAACGGAAAATCGGCAATCTATGCGCCGTGGAAGAGGATTGCGGCGGAGTTAAAAGCCTGCCTCAATGAGCCCGAATATACTGCACGTATGGACGAGCTGATGAAAACAGACTGCCTTTACCTCGATGATTTTTTGCGCACAGGCGCGGGCGACAATGGCAAAAAGTCACCGCCGACGCAGGGAGACTTAAACCTTGCATATGAGATCATCAACAACCGATACAACGGGCGTAAGCTGACCGTGATTTCTTCCGAGCTGACAATGGCGGAGATTTTACAGCTCGATGATGCGATCGGATCACGCATTGCCGAGCGGGCCCGGGCGCATACAAACAACATTAAGCGGGATGTATCCCGTAATTACAGATTAGGAGGATTTTAAAATGAGTGCAAGCAATGGCGTACATATTATGGGGCGTATCACAAGAGACTTGGAGCTGCGGCATACGCAAAGCGGCACCGCTGTGTGCCAGTTTTGCGTGGCGGTGACACGCAGCTTTAAGGACGCTAACGGCGAGTACCAGTCGGATTTTATTGATTGTGTGGCGTGGCGCAACTCGGCGGAGTTTATCACAAAATATTTTAGCAAAGGTGCGCTGATCGCACTTGACGGCGAGCTCCAGACACGTAACTATACGGACAAGGACGGAAACAAGCGGAAGGCGACGGAGTTGCTTGTGAGCGGCGCCGCTTTCACAGGCGAAAAGCGCGAGGCTGCTGCAAAACCGGCACCAACGGAAGATGATTACAGCGCTATTTCTGACGATGATTTACCATTCTGAGGAGGGCGCATGAAAATCAAATTTATTATACCGGGAGAGCCGCAGGGCAAAGCCCGGCCGCGTGTAGTGCGGATGAAATCCGGGCGCAGCATGAGCTACACGCCGGATAAAACCGTGGCGTATGAGGAGCTTGTGCGGCAACGCTTTTTAGCGGAGGCACAGGGTAGGCGCTTTGCCGACGATGCACCGATAGATATAATCATCACAGCGTTTTTGAGTATCCCGAAGAGCGCCAGCAAGCAAAAGCAAATGCTGATGACGAGCGGCGCACTTTTTCCGCAGAAAAAGCCGGACTTGGACAATATCATGAAGATTGTGTGCGACGCCTTAAACGGTTTTGCTTACAGAGATGACGCACAGATCGTGAATGCGAAGATCTGTAAGCGATGGTCGTCGGATGTACCAAGTGTCTGGGTGACGATAGAGGGAGAGGAGCGTAAAAGCGATGGACATGCGCAAATTTAGCGCAACAGGCATTAAAGAGCCGTACTACATAATGCTTTCGGGGACAAATCGGCGGGCGAGCTGCCGAGGCTGCATATACCGGCGCGGGATAGGTTCTCGCGGAGACCGATACAGTGTGTGCTGCTATTGCTATGATACGGGACTCCCACGCGGATGCCCGCCCGAAAAGTGCGACAAGAAACGGAGGAAAGGTGGCGCGAGATGAAAGCTTTACAGCGATACCAAATGAGCAAAACGGAAAAAGCGGCGTTGAAAGCGGAAATAGCGAGGCAGGTGCACGATCTTGATGAAAAGTTTTCGGCCGAAATCTGTGCTATGCTGCTTTGGGCGTTGCACGAGGAATTCGGGTTCGGCGCCGACCGCCTCCGCCGCGTGTGGGACTGCGTGGCGGTGCATCGGGCGGAATTGCTCAAACATTACGATATGCAGGATAACGCCGAATTTATTTTGCTTTACAAACTGCGCCAGATCGGCGTGGATGTGGAAAAGTGGACGGCGGAACCGCAAACGCAAAAGGTGGTGCTAAAAGAATGACGCAGCGTCTGGGCCCATGCCCGCAGAACTGCCCGGACAGATACGCAAACGAGCACGAGACTTGTCACAGTACATGCCAAAGGTACATGAGATACAAGCTCACAAAATTGCTTGAGGGTAAGCAGCGCGCGAAAGCAATAGACGAGGTAGGCTTCCACCGAGACGTGCGGAAAGCCGTCGAGAAAAAACGCGAAAGGAAGATCAGATATGACAACAGATGAACTCATCAAAAGGTGGATGAAGCTATGAACCGATACGAACTACAAGCAATGCGACATTACGTGCGCAAAGTACAAAAGTTAGTTTATAAAACACGCGATTGTATTATTTCTGGGTGCGATAACTGTGACTGGGCTTACATTTGCGAGCTAACAAACTGTCTGTTAAAGTTTATACAGCACGAATTAAACCGATACGACGCGAAAGGAGAACTGAAAGATGATAACAATAGATGAACTCATCAAGGCGCTTGAGCGCATGAAAGCGGAAACCGGCTCGCTGGCAGACTCCTTGTGCTGCCTCGGTTGCGGGCATGAGCATAACTGCGGTGTGCATGGGTGCGCGGTTATTCGGGAGGCGATAAAAACCGCGAAGCTGTATCAAGCGGCGTACAAAGTGCTCGAGCGGCAGCGGGACTGTGACACATGCCTTTACAACAATCCGTGCGGAATGGACGATTTGCGCTGCACGGTCTGCACGAGAGGGCAAAAATGGAGATGGGACAGAGGGGGCGTAGAATAGTGAATAAAATGACGCACCTATCTCTTTTCTCCGGCATAGGGGGGCTTGACATTGCTGCGGAATGGGGGGGATTTGAAACAGTTGGGCAATGCGAATGGGCAGATTATCCCACTAAAGTGCTTGAAAAGCACTGGCCGGATGTACCGCGCTGGCGAGACATCCGCATGCTGACAAAGGAGGAATTTTATGAGCGAACAGGATTATATACAGTTGACCTTATTTCCGGCGGATTCCCATGCCAGCCCTTTTCTGTCGCCGGGAAGCGCCGAGGCAAGGAGGATGACCGTTACCTCTGGCCGGAAATGCTGCGCGTTATCCAGGAGCTCCGGCCCGCTTGGGTCGTTGGTGAGAACGTTGCTGGTATCGTCAGCATGGCGCTCGACCAGGTGCTTGCTGACCTGGAAGGTATCGGCTACGCCTGCCAGGCGTTTATTATACCGGCTTGCGCCGTTGACGCCGCGCACCGGCGAGACCGATGCGCGATTGTGGCCTACAGCGACAGCGGAGGACGGCTATACCGGGAAACTGAAAAGCACTCAGCAGAAGCCTTGGAGTATGCACAGCGTGAATTTAGCGGATGCAGTTCGTATGTGGCCGACGCCAAGCGCATCAGATTGCGGGAGAACGGCAATCAATCCGCACTTGACCCAAAACGGGACAATCCGTCACATCGGGAAAAACGGAGCACAGAGCTATGCGAGACTGGATGCGGTAGTAGCAATGTTCCCCACGCCAAAGGCTCGAGATGCAAAGGATACGACGAGGCTACCTCCGAGCAGGCTTGCAAACCCGGGCAAAGACAGCCTTGTGCAGCGCGTCGGCCGGGAAATCCCAAAGGAGAATGGTGGTCAGCTGAACCCGACGTGGGTCGAGTGGCTCATGGGGTTCCCCATCGGGTGGACAGACTTAGATGCTTAGGCAACGCTGTCGTCCCGCAGCAGTTTTATCCGATTTTCAAGGCGATCGCCGACGTGTGGCAGTAAGGAGGATTGAGAATGACCAAAGAGCTTTTGGAGCAATACCCCGACATCTGCGCGGAAATTGAGGAACTTGAGCGCGAGAATAAAACGGTGATAAGCGATATAGTGCGCGGATCATCGGATGAGTTTCCGTTTACCGAGCACCCCATCACCGTGCGCGGGCTTGGGCCGCAGAGATATGCCGAGCACATTGCAAAGCTCAAAGCGCAAAAACAAGAGATAGAGCAATTTGTATTCGGCATCAAAAGCGCATGGTTGCGGCGCGTCGTGATGCTTCGTGCGTTCCACGGCTATTCATGGGACCGGGTCGCGGCGCAGATGAGCAAAAGCGGTAAAGTTCCGGCGATCAACACGCTCAAAAGCCAGTATTATGGTTTATTCAAAAATGAGTGCCCAAACGAAAAATAATTTTTGCTTTTCGGCGTTTTTGTACCAAATGGTGCGATTTAATCTATATACTGGATAATAGAGATATTAGGTAAAGCGCCGGGGATTAGATTTCCCGGCGCTCTTGCTACGCTGGAGGAGGGCGAAAAGATGAACAAAAAAGCATATCGCCCGTGTCCACGCCCAAGTGGTTGCGTTTGGGATACATACGCGAGGACTGGCGAACATTTGTGTATGCTTATGGTTTGCCCGTATGCGCTCTGCGCCGCGCGGCTGACGGAGCGGCGGGAGGCCGAGAAGAACGAGCGCAGCGATTCGGAGGCAGAATCATGAGCTTTGATTACAACGCGCCGAGATGGAGGAGGCTGCGAGCATCTGTGCTGAGGCGGGATGGCTATCTATGTCGGTATTGCCTGCGGTATGGGCGGCACCGTCAAGCGACGACCGTGCACCACATCGAGCATGCGGATGAGCATCCGGAGCTTGCGTACAACGCAGCCAATCTCATTAGTTTGTGTGAGGCATGCCACAATAAAATGCATCCGGAAAAAGCGAAGAACGCGGTGAGGTACGGAATATGAGAGACCACAGAGATCCCCGCCCTCATCCGACGCGCCTTCCGGGGCTGGTAGGGACCGGCGGGGGTAACTCTTTCCAACTCTGGGCAGACTTTTGACAAAAGGGGTGCAGGATGTGACCAAAAACAAATGGAAAAAACTGATTTTGGAGCAGATGTCTGCACTAGGGGTGCAGAAGGACGCGTATAATTCCGCGGTGGATACTTTGGCGGGAATCCTCGAGCAGCGGGACAAGACTTTCAGGGAGTTCCAAGCTTCCGGAGGAAAGTCGGTCATCGAGTATACGAACAAGGGCGGCTCGACAAACATGACGAAAAATCCATTGCTTGTCCTTTGGGATGATCTGAACAAGAGTGCTTTGGCGTACTGGCGCGAACTTGGGATGACGCCCTCGAGCTATAAAAAAATGACGGGAGACGCGCCGCGTTTGGAAAAGCCGGGCGGACTGGCTGCGGTGCTTGCAAGTATTGAATCCGGTTAAAGGGAAAAACTGGCCGGAGGTCCTCGAGTACGCCGAAAGCATTCGGGCTGGTCGAAAAGCGGCGTGCATGGAGTTGCGCCAAGCTGTGGATCGGTTCTTTTCAGACCTAGACAATCACGAGTACTGGATGGATAGCAAAGCACCTGAGTTCTGCATTCGGATCATCGAAAAAACGATCTGCCACCAGCAGGGGGAGAAGTTAGACGGCACGCCACTGCGCGGGACGCCGTTCAAGCTCGAGCCGTTCCACAAATTCATCGTTTACAATCTTGTGGGCTTTAAGTTGCGCGGGACGGACGTCGTTCGATTTCACGAAGCGCTGATTTTTATCCCCAGAAAAAACATTAAGACAAGCTTTGCCGCGGCGCTTTCCTGGGCGCTCTCGCTCCTTTACCGGCGCAGCGGGTCAAAGACCTACATTGCGTCGGCGGCACTAATGCAGTCGCTGGAGAGCTTCAATTTTTTGGACTACAATGTTCGCCGGATGGGTGAGGACGCAAAAAGCGGCGGGTCTGTCAAGATCATCGACAACAACAATGAGCACTCCATGGAGGCCACGCTTCCGGACGGCTCTTTTTTTATTCGCGCACTGGCGGCAAACCCGGACGCGCAGGATTCTCTCAACTGCAACATTGCGATTTGCGACGAGATTCATGCTTTTAAAACGCCGAAGCAGTACAACCTTTTTAAGGAGGCCATGAAAGCCTACACCAATAAGCTGCTGATCGGAATATCGACCGCGGGCGACAATGAGCAGGCATTCCTCGGGCAGCGGTTAAAATATTGCCGAAAGGTGCTGGATGGCACGGTGAAGGACGAGCAGTACTTTATATTTATGTGCTGCGCAAATCCGGACGAAAACGGGAATATCGACTACACAAACCCGGTCGTGCATGAAATGGCAAACCCGGCCTACGGCGTGAGCATTCGCCCGGATGAAATCCTAAACGACAGCCTGCAGGCGCAGAACGACCCGCAGCAGCGCAAGGACTTTTTTGCGAAAAGTCTGAACGTCTACACGAACGCGGTCAAGGCGTATTTTGACATCGAGGAGTTCCGGCGGAGCGACACCAAGTACAGCTGGACGCTCGAAGAGTTGGCAAGGCTGCCGATCGACTGGTACGGCGGCGCAGACTTGTCGAAGCTCCACGACCTGACGGCTGCGGCACTTTTTGGACATTACAAGGGCGTAGACATCGTAATCACGCATGCGTTTTTTCCGATTGTCGCTGCGCATATTAAGGCGGAGCAGGACAACATCCCGCTTTTTGGTTGGCAGGACGACGGTTGGCTTACGATGTGCAACAGCCCAACCGTTAACCATGCGGACGTGGTCAACTGGTTCGTGGGTATGCGAAAACGGGGGTTCAAAATCCGACAAGTCGGGCACGACCGGAAGTTCTGCCGCGAGTATTTTATCGGCATGAAATCGGCGGGATTTCAAATCGTCGATCAACCACAGTATTTTTACAAAAAGTCGGAGGGCTTCCGGCATATCGAGCAGAGCGCAAAAAACGGTGCTCTTTTTTATTTGCACTCGGAAGCCTATGAGTATTGCGTGGAAAACGTGTCCGCCGTCGAAAAGACGGACGACATGATCCAATACGATAAGGTGCAGCCGGCACACCGCATTGATCTTTTTGATGCGTCGGTGTTTGCCTGCATCCGATACCTCGAGAGCCTTGAAAAAAACAGGGCGGCAAAGAAATGGTGGGGTGAAGCTTGAGTAAGAAAAAAAGAAGCAGGCCTGCGCCGCGCGCCGAGCCGGTGCGCAGGAGCATCGCCTTTGCGGGCGCAGACCTGTGGGAATCCATTGAGTGCCGGGGATACGTGAGCCTTGCGCAGAATCCAGAGATCTGCACGGCAGTGGACACGATCGCGCGGCTGATCGCGAGTATGACCATCCACCTGATGGAAAACACGGAGACCGGTGACATCCGGGTCAAAAACGAGCTGAGCCGCAAAGTGGACATCAGTCCAAACAACAACATGACCCGCGCGGCGTTTATCCACTGGATTGTCAAAACGCTGATGCTCGAAGGAAACGGAAACGCGGTGGTGTGGCCGGAAACGCGGCGCGGCATTCTGCGCGACCTCAAGCCGGTGCCGCCAGCTTTTACGGCGTTTGTCCCGGAGGGTGTGTGGGATTATCGTGTGGTGATCGCCGGGCAGGAGTACGACCCGGACGACGTGCTGCACTTTGTTTTAAATCCCGGAAGCTATTATCCGTGGAAAGGCGAGGGCTACCGTGTCGCGCTGACAGACGTCGCGAACAATCTCAAGCAGGCGGCCACAACGGAAAAAAGCTTTATGTCCAGCAACTGGAAACCAAGCATCATTGTCAAGGTGGATGCGCTCACGGACGAATTTGCGAGCGCGGAAGGGCGCAGCAAGCTCCTGCACGAGTATATCGATACAGCGCAGGCGGGCGAGCCATGGATGATCCCGTCCGAGCAGTTCAGCGTGGAGCAGGTTCGGCCGCTCACGCTTTCCGACCTTGCGCTCGCGGATTTCGTACAGCTCGATAAAAGGACGGTGGCTGCCATTCTCGGCGTGCCGCCTTTTGTTTTGGGTATCGGGGATTTCCACCGAGACGCTTGGAACAACTTTATCAGCTCCACGATCATGCCGGTCGCGAAGAACATCGAACAGGAAATGACCAAAAAGCTCCTGTACAATCCAGATTGGTTTTTTCGGTTTAATGCGCGGAGCCTCTACAACTATGACCTGCGCGACCTTGCAGCGGTGGCGAACGATCAATATGTACGGGGGATTATGACCGGAAACGAGGTGCGCGACTGGATCGGACTTTCTCCGCTTTCCGGCCTTGACGACCTTGTGATCCTCGAGAACTACATCCCGCGCGGGATGATCGGAGATCAAAACAAATTGAACGGAGGTGACAACACATGATGTATAAACGCACGGCTGTGGCGCGGAGCGACGGTTTCTGTACCCGTGCCGAGGGCGGAAATCTCTATATCGAGGGATATTTCGCCGTATTCGGGAGCCGGTACGAGCTCTGGGATGGCGCATATGAGACGATCGATCCCGGCGCATTCGACGGGCAAACGAATGGCGATGTCCGGGCACTCGTTAACCACGACACGACGCTTGTGCTCGGCCGTACAACGGCGGGTACGCTTTCGCTTCGCGTAGATGAACGGGGGCTTTGGGGCAGCGTCACGATCAATCAACAGGATCAGGATGCGATGAACCTTTATGAGCGCGTGAAGCGAGGCGATGTAAATCAGTGCTCTTTTGGATTTGACATCCTCGATCAGGAGGTCGAATACAAGGACGGTGTGCCGACGGTGTGGCGAATCAAGGCTGTGAAACTTTACGAAGTTTCCGTCGTAACGTTTCCGGCTTATGAGGACACCTCTGTAGAGGCGCGCCGGAAAGATTTTGAGCAGGCAGAGAAACGCAGAAAAGAGGAATGGCAGGCAAGGATGAAAAGCCGCCTGAAAGGAGAAGACAATGGCACTTAAAGCAATCATGCTGCGCCGCAGCATTGAAAAGAAGCAGGCCGAGCTGGAAGCACTCCGCCAAAAGGACGCGGAGTTTTCCACGCGTGAGGCTGATTTAGAAACGGCGATCAACGAAGCAGAAACGTCGGAGCAGGAGCAGGCCGTCACCGAAGAGGTAGAGACCTTCGACGCGGACAAGACTGCGCACGAAGCCAAAAAGGCTGCGTTGGCAGGAGAGATTGAGGGCCTTGAAGCAGAGCTTTCCGAGGCCGAGGCAGCCGCTCCGACCAGAAGCAAAGAAAACCACCCCACAAAAGAAAGGACGGAAAGAAGAATGGAAACCAATATCAACATCCGCGCGCTGCCCATGAGCCGGCGTGCGTTTGACGCGCTGCCGATGGAGCAGCGCAGCGAAATCGTAGCCCGCGAGGACGTGCGCGAATTTTTTGCGCAGTTGCGCAGCATGAAGGGGCAGCAGCGCGGCGTATCCGGCGCGGAGCTCACGATCCCGGTCGTTTTCCTCGACATGATCGCGGAGAACATGTACCGGTACTCTAAGCTGTTGAACCGCGTACGTATCCGCAACGTCAACGGCGAGGCGCGCCAGACCATCGCCGGTACGGTTCCGGAAGCGGTGTGGACAGAGATGTGCGGCGCGATCAACGAGCTGACCTTTGTCTTTAACCAGGTCACGCTTGACGGCTTTAAAGTCTCCGGATATGTGCCGGTGTGCAACTCGATTCTCGAGGACAATGACATCAACCTTGCGAGCTGGATTGTGGAGATGCTCTCCGAGAGCATCGGCCTCGCGCTGGATAAGGCGATCCTGTACGGCAAGGGCGCGGCAAGCAAGATGCCGCTCGGTATCGTGACCCGCCTCGCGCAGACCTCGAAGCCCTCCGATTATCCGGCAAATGCGCCGGAGTGGGTCGATCTCCACACCAGCAACATCCTCAAGGTGGACAGCACGGCCGAACCGATTACTTTCTGGTCCGCACTGGCTGTCGCAGCCGGAAACACATTCACGCGCTACAGCCGCGGCCGCCAGTTTTGGGCGATGAACAGCAAAACTTACGCCAAGCTTCGCGCGAAGTTGATCGCGTTTAACTACGAGGGCGGTCTGGTCGCGCAGTTCCCGGGCACGATGCCGGTCGTCGATGGCGACATCGATGTGCTTGAGTTTATCCCGGACGGCGACATCATCGGCGGATACGGCGATCTGTACCTGCTCGCGCTGCGCGCCGGTATGACGATCGAGTCCAGCCGTGAGGTGCAGTTTATCCAGGACAACACCGTATTCAAGGGCAAGGAGCGCGCGGACGGTATGCCGGTCATCCCGGGCGCATTCGTCGCGATCAACATCAACAACGCGGCGGTTACGACCGTGATGGACTTTGCCGCAGATACTGCAAACGACGCGCAGCTTACCGCGCTGGCGGTTGGCACAGAGACGCTGTCGCCTGTGTTTGCAACGGGTACATACAGTTATACGCTCGCGCCCTCCGGAACGAGCGCGAAGATTGAGGCAACCAGCAGCCAGCCGGGCGCGAAGGTGGAGATCAGCTATAACGGCAAGAACGTGCGCAATGGCGGCGAAGTGACATGGCTGACGGACGGCGCAGCGCATCCGCTTACGGTCACGGTTACGCAGGGCAACGCAGTGCGCGTCTATACGGTCTTGGTAACAAAATAAAAAAACAAGGAGGTAAGCGGCGTTGACATTGACGGATGAAGACATTCTGGAGATTTTAAAGGTTGACCTGCAGGTTTCGAGCTCTGCGCTCGACCTGTATCTGCTTGTACTCATCGCATCGGCCAGAACCTACATCGCGCAGGAGGGCATCACGCTGACGGATACGGTGCAGGATGCGATGCTCGTCGAAATGTATGCCGCTTACCTGTACCGCCGCCGACGCGAGGAAAATGTGCAGATGCCGCGCATGCTGCGGTGGGCACTGAACAACCGGCTTTTCGGCCAGAAAGGGACGGCAGATGGATGATCTCGTTTTGCTGATCGCTGAAAGCTACAAAAAAGACGCAATCGGAAATGTCACGGTGACGGAGACAACAACGTCGGTATGGGCGCACCTGCAATCGGTCACGAGAGCAGAGTGGGCAGACGCCGGACAGAACGGCCTGCAGCCGCAGCTTGTCGCCGTGACGCCGATTGTGAATTACAGCGGCGAGCAGATCGTACAGATCGGCTCGGGCGAAAATGCGCGTCGATATGCCGTGTACCGCACCTACTTAGACCCGGACAACGACAGCATCGAGCTGTATCTCGAGCGAAAGGCGGGTGTGGCGCGTGGCGCGGAAAATCCGGTTACAGGAGCTTGAGATCGAAATCGTGAAAGAGCTCAAGGCTTACAGCGACGAAGTCGCCGAAGGTCTAAAAAAATCGGTGAAGGACGTGGCAAAAGAAACGGTCCGCACATTGAAAACGACATCCCCGCGGGATACCGGAGAGTATGCGCGCGGCTGGACGTCCAAGGTGGAATTTGAGAGCCCGGAGGACATCCGGGTGCGCATATCCAACCGCACAAAGCCGCAGCTCACGCATCTGCTCGAAAACGGGCACGCGAAGGTAAACGGTGGCCGCGTGGACGGCAGGCCGCATATCCGCCCGGCCGAGCAGGCTGCTGCAGATAAGCTCGTGGGTGCCGTGAAGGTGGTGATTAAAAAATGACGCTGGAGAATCTGTATCAGCTTTTGAAAAGCACAGGTTTGCCCGTGGTATACAGGGCATGGCCGATTGACGGAGCGCCTGAGTTGCCGTACATCTGCTATCTCGCCGCCTACAGCAACAACTTTTCGGCAGACGGCGTCGTATACCAGCCGATTGATCATGTGCAGATCGAGCTCTACACGAAAGATAAAAATCCAGAAGCAGAGGACAGGGTGGAAAGCGCCCTGTCCTCAATCTTTTGGGAAAAATCGGAAACTTATATCGACACGGAAAAATGCTATCAAATTTTATACGAAGTTGAGGTGTAACAATGGCGACAAACGAAAACAAGGTGCAGTTTAACATCAAAAACGTGCACTACGCGGTGATGACCGCAGACGGCGAAACGCCGACGTGGGAAAATCCGGTCCCTGTGCCTGGCGCCGTGAATCTGTCGCTCGAGGCGAGCGGCGAGATCACGCCGTTTTACGCGGACGGCGTTGTGTACTACAAATCCAGCTCAAACAACGGCTACGAGGGCGACCTCGAAATGGCGCGATTTATCGACCAGATGCTGCAGGATGTATGGGGATATGTGCTCAATGCCACCGATAAGACAATCGTTGAGAATGTGGGTGTTGAGCCGAAGAGCTTCGCGCTCCTTTTCCAAATCGACGGCGACGCAGACAACGACCTGTACTGCATGTACAACTGCACGGGCACGCGCCCGGGCATTGTCGGCGCGACGAGTACGGACACCAAGGAGCCGCAGACGCAGACCAGCACGATTTCCGCAACGTCTCTCGAAAACGGCAACGTCTTTGCACGTACGACCAGTGAGACGCCGGAGAGCGTTCGCACGGCATGGTTTACAAAGGTCTATACGCCTACGGCCTGAGAAAGGTAAAAAATATGGAGAAAAGAATTAAAATCGACGGAAAGGAGGTGGGGTTTAGGGCTTCGGCCCTGACCCCGCGCCTTTACCGACATAAAATCGGCCGGGACATGATCCAGGACCTAAACAAGCTTCAAAAGGCGTACACCAAAGCGCTACAGGGCATCCATGCCAAAAAACCGGCAGAAGATGCACCCGCCGAAGAGCGCGAAGCCTATGAAGCGCTGGTGCACGAATCACAGCTTGATGTGACTGACCTTGAAATATTTGAAAACGCCGCGTACATCATGGCGCGGCAGTATGACGCCAACATCCCGGACACGCCGGAAGGTTGGCTCGACGGATTCGAGACGTTTTCGATCTACGAGGTGCTACCGGCAATCCTCGAGCTTTGGGCGATCAACGCGCAGACGACGGCAAAGTCTAAAAAAAAATAAGACAAACTGTGCGTGAAGCAACCGGCGCGACCTTTATGCTCCGCTGCGCGGAGTTGGGGCTCAGTCGTGAGGACCTCGACGATATGACGGTGGGCATGGTCTACGATATGCTGATCGAGCAGGCGAACGATCAAGAAAAATATCCGTATAAAGCAACGCAAGCGGATATTAACCGCTTTTTTCCGAAGGGGTGAGTAGATGGCGGACCGAATCAAAGGCATAACGATTGAAATTGGCGGCGATACGACCGCACTGTCTAAAGCGCTTTCGGGCGTAAACAAAGAGATCAACACGACGCAAAAGCAGCTGCGCGACGTTGAGCGGCTGCTGAAGCTGGACCCGGGCAACGTCACATTGCTCGAGCAGAAGCAGAGGCTTTTGGCGGAGAGCGTGGAACAGACAAAGCAAAAGCTGGATTCGCTAAAAAACGCCGAAAAGCAGGTGCAGCAGCAGTTTGCGCAGGGGAAAGTCTCGCAGGCGCAGTACGATGCACTGCAGCGCGAAATCGTCGCGACGGAAGCGGATTTGCGGAAAGCCGAAAAGGCGGCGTCCAGCTTGCAGGATGAAATTGCGCAATCAAAAGGAGAATCCGCTTTAAAGCAACTTGGCGACGCGGCGTCTGAGACAGCCTCAAAGGTCAAAAAGATCGACGAGAAGCCGATCGAGGACGTAGAAGATGCGGCCAAGGACGCAGACGACGCGCTCGAAGAAGCGGGAGACAGTGCGTCCAGTTTCGCCGATCATCTCAAAGCCGATGTACTTGTCGAGGGCATCAAGGGAATCGTATCCGGGATTAAGGATCTGAACGAGGAAACCAAAGAGTACCGCAAGATCATGGGCACGCTGGAAACCTCCAGCGAGGCGGCGGGATACTCCGCGGAGGAGACAAGCGAGGCTTTTTCTCAGCTTTACGGGGCGCTTGGGGACGATCAGTCCGCTGCCACAACAACGGCGAACCTGCAGGCGATCGGTGCGTCGCAAAAAGATATAAACAGTCTGATTTCGAGTGCCGTCGGCGCTTGGGCGAAATACGGGGACAGCATCCCGATCGACGGTCTTGCGGAATCGATCAACGAAACAATCCGCGCCGGACAGGTGACGGGCACATTTGCGGACGTCCTGAACTGGGGCAGCAAAGAGGGCGAGACCTTCGGCGTAATGCTCAAAGAAAACACCGAGGAAAACGAGGAGTGGAACAAGGCGGTGCAAGAGGCTTCCAGCGCCGAAGATTTTTTCAACCTCGCCTTGCAGGACGCCGAAACGCAGGCTGACCGGACAAACCTCGTCTTGCAGGCTATGGCCGATCAGGGACTCAGTGATGTCGGCGATGCATGGTACAGCAACAACAAGGACATCGTAGACGCCAACAACGCGCAGCTTGAATTTACAAAAAAGGCAGCCGAGCTTTCGGAGCGTGTGCAGCCTGTACTTACAGCTGTGCAGGAGGGCATAAACGGCATTCTGCAGGCGATTTTGGACGTAACGGCAGGCATCGATATGGATACCATTGTCGGATACGTCCATAACTTTTTTGATGCGGTATCAAACGTCGTGGCCTTTTTGATCGAGAATAAAGAAACAGTAATCGGTGTAATCGGCGCGATTGGTCTCGCGCTAACTGCGCTTAAAATCGTCGAGTTTGTGCAAAGCGTGAAGAGCGGTATTTCGGAGATTTCCGGTGCACTGTCCTTCCTTGCAGCAAACCCGATCGTGCTTGTGATCGCGGCTATCGCCGCACTGATTGCAGTGCTGGTGCTGATCGTCACAAAAGGCGAAGAGATCAAGGCGTGGTTGGCGGGATTTAACGAGTGGCTGCAGGGTGTTTTTGCTACGGACTGGACGGAGATTTTTGGCCCCGTTTTAGGCAATGTGCTGAATGGATTCTTTTCGCTGCTGAAAGGCATCTGGGACGGCGTTTATCAGATTCTCAACGGTGTAATCGATTTTATTCAAGGGATTTTCACGGGAAACTGGGAGCAGGCGTGGAGTGGTGTGCAGGAGATCGTCTCGGGCGTGTGGGACACTATCACTGGGATAATCACAGGCGCGTGCGACCTGATTGAAGGCATCCTTTTGGGGCTGGATAGTTGGCTGCAAGGCGTCTTTAAAACGGACTGGACGGAGATTTTTGGACCAGGTCTGGGCGACATCATCAACGCTTTTATGAGAAATGTTGAAAACACGTGGAACGCGATCAAGCAGATTTTCCAAGGTGTTATCGACTTTGTAAAAGGCGTCTTCACGGGCAACTGGAAGCAGGCATGGCAGGGCGTCGTCAACATCTTCGGCGGCCTGTTTAATAGCCTCATCAACATGGTAAAGGCTCCGCTGAACGGAATCATCGGGCTTTTGAACGGCGCGGTCGGTGCGATTAACAGCTTGATCGGCGGCTTGAACTCAATCAGCTTTACAATGCCGAAATGGCTCGGCGGCGGGCATTTCGGCCTCAGCATCCCGTATATCCCAAATATACCGTATCTGGCAAAGGGCGGTATCCTCTCGCAGGGCTCCGCAATCGTCGGCGAAGCCGGGCCGGAGCTGCTCACAATGATGGGCAACCGCGCCATGGTGCAGCCGCTCACCAACAACACAACCAACCAGACCGACCTCGGCGGCGTCAATATCACGGTATACGGCGCGCCGGGGCAGGACGTGCGGGCGCTGGCGGACATCATTATGGACGAAATGCAGAATGCAACAGAAAGAAAGGCGGCGGTTTTCGGTGCATAAATTTTGGTTTGCCGGACACTGCTGCCGCGAGTACGGCATCTATGTCAGCGGCGAAAACACCTTTAACGGCCCCGAAAGGGGATATGAGCTTGTGTCCATCCCCGGGCGGTCCGGAGATCTGATCCGAGATAACAAGCGGTATAAAAACATCTCAGTGTCGTATCCCGCTTTTATCCACAAAGACTTTTTGCGGAACACGGACGCGGCGCGCATGTGGCTCCTCGGCTCGCCGATGACATACCAAAGGCTGGAGGACGACTACCATCCGGACGAATATCGGATGGCGATTTTTACCGGACCGCTGGATTTTGACACGCGGTTTTTAAACCGGTCGGGCGAGACGACTCTAAATTTTAACTGCAAGCCGCACCGGTATATCAAGGCGGGCACATGGGTGCAGGCGCTCGAAAACGGCCAAGTCCTGCAGAACAACTGGGACGAATCATTGCCGCTGATCCAGATCACGGGCAGCGGAAGCGGCGTGTTGACGGTCGGCGGCGTCACCGTGACAATCGACAGCATGGACGGCAGCCTGACGCTGGACGCAGAAGCGCAGAACGCCTATAGCGGCCTTGAAAACAAAAACGGCACGATCCGCATCGCCGGCGGCGAGTTTCCGACCCTGCCTGCCGGTGAAACGCGGATTACTTGGAGCGGCGATGTCACTGCGGTGGAGATCACGCCGAGATGGAGGGCGATATGAAACCGATCCTTTTTCCGTCCACCGCGACGGAGTTTAACACGCAGGGACTCGGCGTCCTGACGGATGCGATCAGCTGCACGGTCACCGAGGAGCGCAACGGCGCTTTCGAGCTGACAATGCAATACCCGGACACCGGCGTGCATTTCGCTGAGATCACGGACCGCTGTATCATCTATGCAATCCCGAGCCCGTACCGGGTGCCGCAGCCTTTCCGTATCTACCGGATCACGCGGCCAATGGACGGCATCATCATGGTGTACGCGCAGCACATCACCTACGACCTTTCCGGCGTGCCGCTCAATCCTTTTACAGCAATCAACGCACCGGACGCGCTTTCAAAACTCAGCCTCAACGCGGCGGTGGATAGTCCCTTCACCTTCTGGACGGACAAGGCTACCGTCGCGTCTTTTGCTGTCTCAACACCGTCGTCGACGCGCTCGGTTCTTGGCGGCTCGTCCGGCTCGATCCTCGACGTGTATGGCGGTGAGTACGAGTGGGACGGATTTACCGTCCGCCTGTACGGCCATCGCGGATACGACAACGGCGTCGTGATTAGCTACGGTAAAAACCTGACGGACATCGAGCAGGACCGCAACATCTCCAACGTGGCGACCGGCATCTATCCGTATTGGACAAACGCGGAAGGGGCACTCGTAACCTGCGACCCAAAGATTGTCAACGCGCCGGGCACGTACGACTTTACACGCGTCGTGCCGGTGGATTTTTCCAACGATTTTGAGACGCAGCCGACACCGGAGCAGCTGCAGGCGCGCGCGGAAAAGTATGTCGAGGACAACAAAATCGGCATACCAAAAACGAGCATCACAGCGTCTTTTGTCCAACTCGAGCAGTTTCCGGAGTACGAGGACCTTGCTCTGCTCGAAAAGTGCGACCTGTGCGACACGGTGACGATACGATACCCGCGGCTCGGCGTAGAGGCGAAGGCCGAAATCGTCAAGATCGAGACGGACGTGCTGCTTGAGCGGTACAACTCCGTCGAAATCGGCGACGTGCGCACCAACATCGCGGACACCATCGTCGGGCAGCAACAGGAGATCAAGCAAAAACCGAGCGAGACTTACTTGCGCGAGGCAGTGCTTGCGCTTACGGAGACCATTCTCGGCGCATCCGGCGGCGCGGTGCGCTTGCTGGATACCAACAACGACGGCATGCCGGACACGCTGTACATTGCGGATGATCCGGACCCGACCAAGGCGCGCAAGGTGTGGCGCTTTAATCATGAGGGATGGGGTGCGAGCAATAACGGCTACAACGGGCCGTTTTCCTACGGAGCCACGCTGGAAAACGGTATGGTCGCCGATTTTATCACAGCGGGCACACTCAACGCTGATCTTGTCAACATCGTCAACTTGATCTCTGACCATGTTGTAAGCCGAAACGGCAGATTTGAGATGGACCTGTGGGCGGCGGTGTTAAAACTGTTGGAAAACGACAACCTACGCGTGCGCATCTACTCGACAGGTCAAGGTGCAGGTGGCCTTGTGCAGGTCTTTTCCGGCACCGTGACAAACGAGGGCGGACTCGGCGAGGACGGCGCTTACTCGTACCTCGGGCCGACCGGCGCAGGCGTGGGTGAAAAAAGCGACGGAAGCTATACCGGGACGTTTAGCGCCGGAACGCTGGTCGTCTACAAAACGGTTAAAACCGAAAGCGGAAACGCGATCCTGTCCGTGCAAGACGGGCAGCGCATCGGGCACTTTGACCGGCTCGCCATCGGAGATAACGCAGATTTTGGTGTGTCGTGGGTATGGGATCCGCAGCTCAACCGCTACGTGCTCTGCAGCAATAACTAGTAGGGGAGGACGATAAAAAATGCCAATTAAAACAACGGCGGCGCTGCGCGTTGACCTGCTCGACCCGGGCGCGCCGCAGATCATCCACGCGGTGCAGGACGACAGCAACAGCCGCAAGATCGCTTTTAGCATCTACGCGGGCGGCGCGCAATGGGCTGTGCCCGACGGTACGCTTGTGACCGTCCGCTACAAAAAGCCGGACGGCACCGCGGGCTTTTATGACACGCTGCCTGACGGCAGCACGCCGGCTGCGACGATCGACGGCAACGTCGTGACCGTGGCCCTTGTGCCGCAGGCCCTTACGGTGCGCGGCAACGTACCGGTACAGATCAAGCTGTACGATAGTGCGGGCACCAGCATCGCGACGTTTGCGGTCGTGATGCACGTCTCGGTCAACGTTGTCTCAGACGCGGAGATCGTATCGTCGGATTACTACAGCGTCCTGACCAAGCAGATTGCCGATGTACTCGCGGCGGCGGAGGGGATCGAGGGCAACGTCACCGCCGCCCAAGAGGCGGCACGGCAGGCGGCATCTTCGGCCAGCGCAGCATCAGGCTCCGAGACGGCGGCCGCCAGCTCGGCGAGTACAGCTTCCACCGCGGCCGGGCAGGCGCAGACAGCGGCCACCAATGCCGGAACATCCGAAACAAATGCCGCCAACAGCGCAAGTGACGCGGAAGACGCCAAGACCGCAGCAGAAACGGCGGCCGGCAACGCCAGCAGCGACGCGGCTGCGGCCGAAAACGCGAAAACGGCAGCACAGACCGCGGCAACGACCGCGGAAAACGCGGCGGCGTCTCTGCTTGCCATACTGTCCAACGGGGCCGGCGCGCATAACTCCATCTACCGCGGAAAAAACCTCGGTACGAGCGTGACCGCCGCACAATGGGCGGCTATTGCGGATGGTAGTTTTACCGACCTGTATATCGGTGATTACTGGGTAATTGATAGTGTCAACTGGCGTATTGCGGCGTTTGATTATTACTACAAGACGGGAGATACCGCTTGCACCACCCATCATGTCGTAATTGTACCCGACACGAACCTGTACACTCATATCGCGAACGACGCGAACATTACTACGGGCGGTTACATCGGCTCTAAGATGTACACGGAGGGACTTGCGGAAGCGAAAACAAAAATCAACAACGCATTTGGCTCAAACCATATTATGACCCATCGTCAGTTGCTCGTCAACGCCGTTAACGACGGTAAGCCGAGTGGCGGCTCTTGGTACGACAGCACGGTTGAGCTTATGAACGAGCAAAATGTTTACGGCGGTGAGATTTTTGGTGTGGGTAATAATGGCTCTCCCGTTCCGTATCTGTACACTGTCGACAAGTCTCAGTTTCCGCTCTTTGCTCACGACCCGTCTATGATGTCAAATAGGCAAGGGTTCGGGCTGAGAGATGTTGTATCGACCACCTCTTTCGCTGTTGTCAATGCCGATGGTCGTGCGGGCCAAGCCAACTCTTCCTTCGCCGTTGGTGTGCGTCCCGCGTTTTCGATCATCGGATAAGGGGGCAAAATGGAAGAAATTTTTGTCGCGATCATCACCGGCGGGCTCGCGCTTGTCGGCGTGATCATCACCAACGTCGCCGGCAACCGCCGCGCAGAAGAAAAGCTCCGGGTCGCGCAGGCGATCACGGACGCGAAGATCGAAGAGCTCACGCGGGAGGTGCGAAAGCATAATAATTTTGCGGAAAAAATCCCCGTAATACAAGAGCAAATCAAGGTCGTAAACCACCGCCTTGCAGACCTGGAGGACATCGGAAGGAAGGATAACCAATGAAAACAAAGTGGAAAAATTGGATCAAGGCCGCGGGCGTCCGCGCCGTGAAAACAATCGCGCAGACCGCTATCGCGACGATTGGCACCTCTGCGGTGCTCAGTGAGGTGGACTGGATCGTGGTAGCCAGCGCGTCGGTGCTCTCCGGCGCGCTCTCGCTCCTCACAAGCGTTGCCGGCCTGCCGGAGTTGCCCGACACGGACGGCGACGGGTTTCCAGACCAGTAAAGGACAATCCGAAAAGAGGTGATATAAATTGTTTATGCACGAGATCACATTGGACGGATACGCTGCGCGGTGTGCCGAACAGCCGATCCGCCTCGGAACGGCGGGCAGCTACGGCGTGGAGACATTGAGCGTGATGCGCAAGGGCGAATGGGTAGATTACGATATTATCGTCGCTTTCCACCCGCCAAAAGGAGAATCCGTGCAAATACGCCTTGGATCGGATAATGTCGTGTCTGTCCCTGCGGAGGCCACTGCGGTTGCAGGCACGGGAGAACTCACGTTTGCAGGATATACGGACGGCGTGCGGCAGATCTCCGTGAGCCAAATCTATCGTGTGGCAGCAAGCGCGGGCACGGAGGGGATCGCCCCCGCAGAACCCACGCCAGACGTGGTACAGCAGATTTTGTCGGCGGCGAATGAAGCGGCTAACAAAGCCGAACAAGCTCAAGAAACTGCTCAAAGCATCCGTGATGACGCTGATGCAGGTAAATTTAATGGCCCGCAAGGCCCTAAAGGTGACACCGGCCCGCAAGGCCCGCAAGGCCCGGTCGGTCCGCAAGGTCCTAAAGGTGACACCGGCCCTGCCGTAGCACTGGACACCACCCTCACCCACGAGGGCGAAGCCGCTGACGCAAAAGCCACAGGTAACGCTATCAGCACAGTCAAGGCGCGGCAGAACGTCCTTGTCGGCAGTGAGACCGGCAATCCGGTCGCCGTTGACGATGCTTTTGCGGCACCGCTGTGCGGTCTGACCGTGTACGGTAAGAGCACGCAGGACGGCACACCCACGCCGGATGCACCTGTGCCTATTGTGAGCGCTGGTGACGGAGGGACGATTGTATTGACCTTGAGCGATGGAAACGGTAAAACGCAAACTCTCACCCTGCCCACCCCCACAGGCTTACCCGGCATCCCTGTTAACTCTGGCGGCAACTACACTGACCTGCAGGGCAAGCAGTGGGTGTGCGACGAGGTAGACTTTGGCAAGAGTGTAAAGGTGCAGAGGATTGGCAATGGGCGAGTTAACACAGCCGAGGGCGAAGTGAACGAACAGTATAGACTGGTTTTAAATAATCCGGGGAGTGCCGGAAAAGATGGTAGTTTCCAGTGCTTTTTAAGCATAACGCCTTATACATCGTGGACTTCATGCGTTTCGGGCAAATCAATATATCTAAAAAATATAGCAAAATTTGACGGAAGTTTTTACACCGCAGAAGAGCTGAAAGCCTTAGCTATCGACGTCGATTTTGTGTATCAGCTTGAGATCCCCATCGAAACCCCGCTCACCCCCGCCGAGATTGCCGCTTACAAAGCCCTCACCGCTTACGCGCCTGACACCGTGGTACAAGCCAGCGATGGCGCTGGCATTAAGCTGGACTACCAGAGGGACGTAAATCTCGTCGTCAAAAATCTTGAGGACGCCATTGCGTCCATGACTACTACATAAGGAGGGTAAATTAATGGTACCGATCAAACAAAATTTACTTAACCCGAGCAAATACAATTTGAAAGTCCCGGTGGAGTCCTGCGCAAAGGACATGAAATATATCGTCGTCCACAATACGGCGAACGATGCTTCCGCCGCGAATGAAGTCGCATACATGATTCGCAACGACAGCTCTACGTCGTTCAACGCGGCGGTCGATGACAAGGAAATCGTCATTGGTATCCCGCTGAACAGAGGTGCGTTTGCTGCGGGGCAGCGCGACGGCAATGCACATGGTATTCATATCGAGATTTGCTATTCGCTTTCGGGCGGTACGCGTTTCGATAAAGCCGAGAAGAACGCCGCAGAGTATATCGCGAAGCTGCTCACCGAGCGCAAGTGGGATATTTCGCACGTGAAGAAGCATCAGGACTTCGACGGCAAATATTGCCCGCATAGAACGCTCGACAAGGGCTGGCAGCGCTTTTTGAACATGGTGAAAAGCTATATGACGGCGAGCACACCGGCAAAGCCTACACCCAAGCCGAGTACGCCGAAGCCCACCTACACGGGCGATCTGACGTATTCCGCATATGCGGGGCACCATTGGCTCCCGCAGGTAAAAAACTGCGAGGACTACGCGGGCAACTTTGGGCAGGCGATGGAAGGACTTAAAATCAATGCCAAAAACTGCGATATTTATTATCGCGTTCATCTCCGGGGCGGCGGTTGGCTCCAGGAGATCAAAAACAGCGGCGCAGGTGCAGACGGCTACGCGGGCATTTACGGCGAGCAGATCGACGGCGTACAGATACGCACGCCCGTCGGCTTTGTAGACTGCCGCGTACACATCAAGGACGGCGGCTGGCTTAGTTGGGTGCACTTTGGGAGCAAGTACAATTCCGGCGCAAACGGCTACGCGGGCATTTACGGCTCGGCCATTGATGCAATCCAGATGGAGTAGGATGTTAAAAAGCCGCTAAATTATCACATTGATTTGCGAACTGTTGGCTAAAATGGCAAAATAGGCATTTTTTAGCAGTTTGCAAGCAAAGCAAAAGGCGCAGGGCTGCCGGGGTTTCCGAGCGGGCTCTGCGCCTTTTTTTATTTAAATGGTAAAAGTAAAAGGCTTGGAGCATCATGCTGACAAGCCTTTTACTTTTGCAATAAAGCAACAACAATTATTTCTATCCAACACCGCCACCCATAAAGGGCGACGCGACACACCGATAAAACCTATCGGATAGCTTTATCATATCATACATTTTGCAAAAATCAAGATAAAAATAAAATATTTTTCAAAAACTTTTGAAAAAGCACTTGACATTATACAGCTGTAGGTGTATAATATAGATGTCAAAAGGACAAGGACACAAAATAAAAAACCAATCCAAATGGAGGAAACCAAAATGATGAACACAATGTTTAATTTTATCGGCAGCGAAAAGCAAATCGAATGGGCAAAGAAAATTGTAAGCGGCCCGTATGATTTTTTGATATATATTGCGTCTACTGCCGAAGAAGAAATAAAAGCGCACGGCGAAGTAAGCACATATTGCGAAGAGGTTAAGTTTTACAGCGAGGCCGCTAAGCGCTATGAGACCGAAATCAAAAAGCTTGTGCAGGCAATGCCGGAAGTTAAAGCAGGCTTAGTCATTGATCGCCGCGACAACTACGGAAAGTTAGCAGACATGATCCTTGAGGGAGTGCTCAAGGAGAACGGAAAACGCGGACTTGTTGACGCCGGTTGGCGCCCGACGTGGAACATGAAAAAAATGGGATTTTAAGGAGGTGTGAACAATGAAAAAAACTTACATCACCAACGGCAAAAACACTTACAAGCTCTACAACAACAGCCCGCGAAAAAAATCAAGATTTTTAAAAAAAATTTGAAAAAGTACTTGACTTTATACATCTGTTGCTGTATAATATAAGTGTTAAAAGGAAAGAAAAACAAAATGGAGGAAATCAAAATGAAAAAAACTTACATTACCATCGGCAAAAACACTTACAAGCTTTATAGCGGCATCGAAGGACTTAACAAAAACTGGCTGCTTGAAACAGAGGAAGGTCGTTTAACGCTTACCGCGCTTAAAGACAGCGGCGTAACCGATGAAATTGATTTTATTGAAGAGATCGCCAACGACCCGGAAACGCCGTGGGAAGATTGTGACGAGGATGATGTAAACTACATCACCTTGTGGCTCTCTATGTGGGGCATTACATCTGCCCGGAATTTTTAAGGAGGGTTTAAAAGATGGTACGCGTAAGCTGATCCTTAAATGGGTAGCGCCGATTTTTGTAAATGCGGGCAATGCGGATAATATGCTGCCCACGATCCACCGAATAAAGTAAAGGAGCTCAAAAATGACAAACTTACAGCGATTACGTTTAGCCGCCGAATTATCTCAATCCCAATTAGCGAGCAAATCCGGCGTAAACGTCCGAATGATACAGCAATATGAGTGCAAAAATCGCAACATCAACAAAGCTCAATTTGAGACGGTCTGCAAATTAGCCTCTGCCCTATCAGTCAAAGCGGAGGATTTGCGAGAGATCGACGAGTAAAAGCAAAAGCCCCGGTGTGCTAATTAGCTGCCGGGGCTTTTGCTTGTTTGTGCCGAAATTGTCAAAAAGACGGCAAAATAAATTCCACTCCCCAAAAGGGGGGTGACATTCGGAGGAAATCCGAACGATTTATAGTATACCTTAGCCCGAGAAAAAAATCAAGAATTTTTCAAAAACTTTTAAAAAAGTACTTGACATTATACAGCCGTAGGTGTATAATATAGATGTCAAAAAGACAAGGCCACAAAATAAAAAACCAATTTAAACGGAGGAAATCAAAATGACAAACTACATGGAGTACATCAAGAACATCATCAACACCGAAACCGAAATGGACAAAGACAGCATCAAGAAGCTCGTAAAGATTGCCTACTACATGGGCCGAGAAGAAGCTGCACGAGAAGTAAGCGACAAGTACAGCAACCACATCGCAGAGCAGAAGAAAAGAGCAAGCGAGTGCAGATACCACAACATGGCGGCGGAGATCGTCGGCGATGAAGATTACATTTATTCCAGCGACTATGCAGGAAATTTCACAAGCACATTTGCTTACGATGAGATCAAAAAAGAGTTTTAAATAAAGCAAAAGGCCGGAAGCGGAAACGCTTACCGGCTCTTTGCCGTTTTCACAAAGAAAACATAGTTGTTTCTATCCAACACGTCGTCCATAAGGAGCGACGCGACACACCGATAAAGCTTATCGGATGGCTTTAGTATAGCATGGCAGATTTTAAAAATCAATACTTTTTCAAAATTTTTTTGAAATTGATTTAGCAGACGGGTAATAAGCGTGTTGCATATCGTGTTGCATTTTGATAAAAAACGGTTTAATTCCGTAAAAATTAGCTTTAAAATATAAAAATATTTTTGATAAAAAATAAAGGAAAAACCGCATGAAATCTAAGCTTTTTAGATTCCATGCGGTTTTTGAGCTTGGTGCAGGTAACAGGACTTGAACCCGTAATATATACACGCAAAACCCGCATAAACTCTATGTATTTTAAAATATGTGTTGCTTTTCGTGTTGCATTTTGCTTTTATCCGTAAGATTTTGTAAATCGGTCAACGATTTTTGCGTTAAAGTCCTTTTGCTCATCGGATAAAACGTGCTCGTAGATTTTGTCGAGAACATCGCGGTTTTCCCACCCTCCGCGCTGCATGATATAGAGATCCGGCACGCCCATAGCGTGCAGGACGGAAGCGGAATGGTGGCGCAGATCGTGAAAGCGGTACGGTTTACCCAACACGCGCAGGCAGAGCGTGCGGAAGAGGTTTGATATTGTAATAGGCGAGTACGGGCATACGCGCTCATTATCTATACCGCGCAGCTCATCAATGATAAATTTCGGCAGCTCCACAAATCGAGTTCCGGCGGTTGTTTTGGTAGACTTGATAACATACTCGTGATTATCGTCACAGACCATAGCTTTGTTAACCATGACGCCGTTATCATGCACGTCGCTTTGCGTCAGTGCGCATATTTCGGAGCGGCGCAGGGTTCCCACCGCGGCCAGCAAAATAGCCTGATGCATATTAGTGCCTTCGGCAGCTTCCAGCAATGCCTTTACTTCCGCCTCGGTGGGGATGGTGATTCTTGTCTTTTGTTTCTGCGGCAAGCCCGTGGAGAGCTGGAAAGAGGGATAATATACGCCCAGCACGGCAGATAAAAGCCCATGGGCATTGCGCACGGTTTTTGGCGCATGATTTGCCGCAAACTGGTTTATGGAGCGCTGCACGGCCTCCTGCGTAATGTCGCGCAGCTTTAGCGGCATAATATCTTGTAGGTCATTACGGGCGCTTCGGCGGTACTCGCGTATCGTAGAGGGCGAGAGCACGTTGGTTTTGCTGTCGATATAGCGCGTGTATGCCTCTTTCAAAGTCATGTCTCCAGCAGATGCGGTGCGCTGCTTTCCGTCCAATTTGTATTCTGCCGCCATGTATTCGGCTTCTTTTTTTGTTGTGGCGGTAAATGATTTGTAAATTCGCTTTCCGGTGGCGGGGTCCGTGTAATCGTATAGATTCACGCGCCAGTTACCGGAGGGCAGTTTTTTAGCTTTTGCCATTGTAAAAACCTCCTATTATTGAAAATCCCGTAGATACGTTTTGTATCCACGGGATTTTGTTATTTGAGCAAACCGCCGGAAGCGGAGCGAGCCTGTATCCAGCCGCGATCTAAGTTTGCGATGTCGTAGCCGAAGAGGAAGCAAACGAAAATCACAAGGATGATGCAGATAATCAAGCAAATCCGAACGAGCCGCCGATCTTCGTTGTGCTGGCGCATAAATTGTGCTTCTTGCTGCGCGAGTCGCACAATCTTATCTTCGCGTTCAAACTCAATGCTTTTCTTCAGGTACTCGATCTGCTCGTTCTCGGAGCCTTCGTCCGGCATCGGCGGTGTAACGATGTCATATTTGACGGCGGCAAGGATAGATCTAAGTACAACAATGCTCGGGTCGGCCTGCCGCTTAAAAATGCGAATGATTGTACTTTGAGAGACATTACAAGCGTCCGCAACGTTTTGATAAGATAAGTTGAGCGAGACGCGTCGAGCTTCCAGTTTAGGCACAAGCGCGTCTAAATTGATTGTCGAAAAATCCATAAGAAGCACCTTTTTTGTAATTTAATTCATATATAAAGTACGGTCATTCAAATTTGAGTATTTACACCACCGTTTGGAAAGATTATCCTTTAATTAGACAAGCGGCTGTCCCATATTATCCCGGAAAGCTCCGAGAAGGATCATGACAAGATCGACAAGCCAACCAATACCGAAAAGGCCGCAGGTAAAAAGCCAAATAATTCCTGTTCCAGTTTTGCGCACATAGAAACGATGAACGCCAAAATAGCCAAAGAACAGGCACAGGAAGAACGCTACCCATTTCTGTTTAGGCACATAGGCAGGTCCGTTCGCATTGTTGTTTACGTTGGTGTTCGAGTTGGTGTTTGCATTGGTGTTTACGATGTTGATGGTCGGTTGCTGCTGTGCAGCTGCCGGAGCATCATGTGTAGCAACACCGCAATAGATGCATACTGCTGCCTTATCGTCAATTTCTTTTCCACAATTTTTGCAAAACATGATGAAAACCCTCCAAAAAAATTTTTACGGTTTACCGCTTGAAGCCAAAATGCGTTCAAAACCGGAAATGTGAACAATCACAATAATTTATCTGTATCATATCACTAAAAACGCACGTAGTCAACAAATAAATAAAAAATTTTTTTATAAAAAGGACGGAGTTGAACAAATGAAGACGGTAGAAACAAGGGAAGAAAACAGAATCCGAAAAAACTTAATAGACGCAATTTCAGAAATGCTGCTGGATCTCCCCGTAGATACTTTGCGAAAGATTTACATATCTGTATCAATATGGGCGGGGAAAATGTAGGCGCACAAAGCAAAAGGCGAGGACCGTTAAAAATTCGGTTCTCGCCTTTTTTATTTGTCTTCCGACAATATCTCGCAAATCTTCTCAAGCCCTTTTACAAAAATCGGCAGATACTCATCGGGTAGCTGCGCCATAGCGCGAAGCAGTCGGCTTCGGTCGTCATCATCGATTTGTGCTCTGGCAAAAATCTCCGCCAATGCTTCCTCACGTGTTTTCTGCTTAAACATTTCGCCTGCACCGGTACGCAACCAGATTAGATCGACACCAAAAACACGGCAAATATCGGCGATTGTGCGATCTCCAATTCCTGATTTTCCAGAACAAATAAGGCTCAAACTACCTTGTTTTATTCCTATCTTTTCCGCAAACTCAGATTGCGTAAGGGACGAAGCTTTTAAGACCTTTTGCACACGCTCGTTTATTGTCTCCATTCGTTCACCTCCTTATATATAGTATTATACCATAATACGAAATAAAGTCAACGAAAAAATATTTGCCACCAATAAAATAAAGCTTGACAATATAGCTCACCTATGGTATTATATAGGTAACAAATAACAGAGAGCAAAAAAAGGAGGCAAATTTAGTGTATGAGGTCTTAACGCATGAAGCAGAAAAAGCTATCCAGATCGTTAAAGCTGTGCCTGCGGACAAACGCGCACTTGCCGTGAAGATGGCAGAGATTTACGCCGCAGGACTTGCGGACGGCGTGGAACTGGTAACGATGCGCACCGAGCGCAAAGACGCAGACGAGACCAACCCGAAAGCGGTGTGAGTTAAGGAGGTGAGAACATCAATGATTTTAGGTTTGTGTGTGCTGACTTTTGTTGCGGTGCTCTCGATTATTATGATCGGGAGCGGAAAAAGAGTAGCTATGGCTATTTACGTCGGTGCGATTTGTCTATTTGTGCTTGCGTGTCTCGCAAATCACGGCTCATTTACCTAAGCGCATATACAAGCATAATTCCAACTCGCCGCTGAAACACGCGCCCCAGTTTTACCACATGCCGCCCGAAAACTAATCCTCCCCTAAAAACCATGGATGTACACTCCTTTCGTCCTAACAAACATAGATACTGCATAATTTTTGCTTTGGGCGGCAGGTGGTAGGGCTGGGGACAAAACATAAATAAAGAAAGAGGTGGTAAACAATGCCAAGATTAAAACCATCGCCCGCAGAACAGCGGAGGCAGACGTTTAGGTTGATTATGCGTTATAACGCAGACTGCATGGGCCTGACGACCGATAAAAAGATCGCGAAATACTTGGGTATATCCCCGCAGCTTTACAGCTACCGTATGCGCCACCTTTCGGCGTGGTCTTACGAAGACTTGTGCAACATCTTTAAAAAACTGCGTTTCTCACAAAGCGATATAGAGACGCTGTTCAAAAATTAAAGGAAAGGAGTAATAAACCATGATCTTAGTTTTGTGCGGCAGTATCGCCGCCGGATGCGCGATCATCACGCTGGCCTACGGCGCGGAAAAAATCCTCGAAAGAGCCATAAAGCCGCCGAGAAGAAGAAAAAGAGCCGCCCGCCCCGGTGCGGAGGTCATCGACATCGGCAAATACCGCAGCTGGCGCGACGCCGTGCGCGTGTATGAGACAGTGACAACGGACAGAAAGGAAAGACAAGCGTGAAAGTTTATAAAGGTACAGACAAAAATATGCAATGCCGAGGCAAACAATACGTGCTCGGCAAAAAAGAGGTCGATGACGGCGCGATCCGTTGCGGGAATAAAGGCTTCCATTCCTGCGAGGCTCCGTTTGATGTGCTGCGGTATTATCCCAATATCAACGGCAATCGCTTTTTCGAGGCGGAAGCGGGCGGCGAAATCGATAAGAGGCAAACTGATGATACCAAATTAGCATCATCAGAATTGACACTCAAAAGCGAGATTAACTTTGTTGGGCTAGTCAAGGCGCAAATAGAGTACACCCGCAAAAAATCCAAAGCAGGAACCGCAGACGGAGACTGGAGCAACCTCGTAGGCGGCGACGGGAGCAAACTCATAGGCGGATACGAAAGCAACCTCATAGGAGGCTACAATAGCAACCTCATAGGCGGCAACGGGAGCAACCTCATAGGCGGAGACGAGAGCAACCTCTTAGGCGGAAACTGGAGCAACCTCTTAGGCGGCGACGGGAGCAACCTCTTAGGCGGCTACAAAAGCAACCTCATGGGCGGCTACAAAAGCAACCTCATGGGCGGCTACAAAAGCAACCTCATGGGCGGCAACTCATCACTGATTATTGGCCGGAACGGGTGTAACGCCAAAGGCGGGATCCACTCCGTGATTGTTTTAACGGAGTGGAAACACGATGATAACGGCAATTATGTACCCACAGCCGTAAAATCGGAAATTGTTGACGGCGTGCGGATCAAAGCTGGCACGTGGTATAGGCTCGAAAACGGCGAGCTTGTCGAGGTAGATGTATGAGAGCAAAAAAAGTGCCCCGGACTGCGGGAACAGTCACAGGGGCACAAAAACAAATTTACCGCTATTAGTTTAGCAAAAACGGGAGGAAAAGTCAATGGTAAAGTATAAGCAGATCATGCAGGTAAGCCTTTGCGGCAACATCAAGCGCGGCGCGTTTGACGCTGTTACCGTAAATGGCGGTGACGTAATGGAGATTGTAGGTAAGCATTTGCGCGAAGAGGGCATTGAGCGCGGCAAAATCCGCATTACGGTGCTCGAGGAAATGCCAGAGGAGGTGGAAGCAAATGAAACTGTATGAGTATGCGGAGCAATACGAGGCTTTAAAGCAGATGGCGGAGGATGAAAGCATCCCTCCCGAAGCGCTCGCAGACACGCTTGAAAGCATCGACGATGAGTTTGAAACAAAAGTGGACAGCATTGCGTGCATCATCAAAGATGAGCTGGCAACCGCAGAAGCAATCAAAAAAGAGATCGAAGCGCTGACTGCGCGGGTGAAGCGCCATGAAGCAACAGCGGATCAGCTTAAATCCTACACCATGCAGCAGATGCAGGCGGTAGGAAAGAGCAAAATCGAAACGGCGCGCAACGTGGTCTCCGTAGCAAAAAAAGCCCCGGCGCTTGAGATTGAAAACACCGATGACTTTATCGCATGGGCTACGCTCGACCATGAAGAGTTTATCCGCCAGAAAGCGCCGGAGATCAACAAAGTTGCCGTGCGCGACGCGCTAAAAGCGGGCGAGGAGCTCCCGGGGGCTAAATTGGTAGCCGGGTACAGACTGGCGGTGCGCTGATGGGTAACATGGATATTTACAACGCCGTGAGCACTGTGCCGGGCAGCGCACAAAAGCGGATCACCGGCGGACGGCTCAACGGCATGACGGACATCAACCCCATGTGGCGCATACGAGAGCTGACAGAGCTTTTCGGGCCGTGCGGAATCGGCTGGAAATACAAGATTGTACGCGAGTGGCTTGAGACCGCCAGCACCGGCGAGGTAGGGGCGTTTGTAGACATCGAGCTGCAATATAAGATCACGCTGGATGCGGACTGGTCGGAGCCTATTCCTGGCACGGGCGGCTCAAAGTTTGTGGCGGCGGAAAAGGGTAATAATCTGCGTGCATCCGATGAGTGCTACAAAATGGCGCTCACGGACGCGATCTCCGTAGCTTGCAAAGCTTTAGGCTTCGGCGCGGACGTTTACTGGGAGGCAGGACGTACAAAGTATAACGCCACACCGCCGGAGCAGGATGAAGAATACACCTGCGCGCAGTGCGGTAAGACGATCCGCGACGGAAAGAAAAAAGACGGCAGCGCTTGGAAAGCGGGCGATATTGCGTTGTACGCGCAAAAACGGTATGACCGACAGCTTTGCTTTGAGTGCTTGGGCAAAGAGATCAAAGCCGAAAAGGCGGCGGAGAAAGCTGGTGGCCTGAATGGTACAATTTGATTTTACAGCCGCCCACGTGAACGAAGACGGAGAACTTTGCCTCAAAGTCATCAACACACCCGCCGCAAGACAGTTTGTGCTTGGTATGCGCGAGCGTATGTATACGTGCGAGGTAAAAGAGTACCGGCAAAAGCGCAGCTTAGATGCAAATGCCTATTTTTGGGTGCTTTGCGATAAGCTTGCAGAGGCGACAAACCAACCGAAAGAGCTGATCTACCGCGAAGCGGTGCGAAACATCGGCGGCAACTGCGATACGGTGTGCGTGATAAATTCCGCCGTGAACAAGCTGCGGCAGATGTGGCAGCATAACGGGCTCGGTTGGGTAACGGATGTACTGCCCAGCAAAGTACGGGGCTGCACGAATGTGATTGTATACTACGGGTCCAGTACATACGACAGAGCGCAGATGGCGCGTTTGATCGATAATATTGTACAGGACTGCCGGGCGGTGGGCGTGGAAACGCTCCCGCCGGACAAGCTGGAAGCCCTGAAAGATGAGTGGGCAAGATGATTGGTGAGTGCTTTATTTGTGGTTGCTATGGTGTGGTCGAGCGGCACCATATATTCGGCGGTGGGCTGCGAAAGAAAAGCGAGCGCTACGGATTGGTCGTTACACTGTGCCATAGTTGTCACAATGAGCCGCCCTACGGGGTACACCACAACGCCAAGGCGATGCAAAAGCTGCACGAATACGGGCAGCGCAAAGCCATGGCGGAAAACGGTTGGAATATCGATGATTTCCGCCGAGAGTTTTATAAAAACTACCTTTAGCGGTTATCCGTTGTTTGCCTTCGGGCGGGTGGCGGATACCTGTGCGGGTAGCAGAAAGGAAAGTCGACGATGGCGAGACCGCAGAAAGAAAATGTGGACTATTGGCCTTTTGATGTGGGACTTTTCCAAGATCGTAAATTCCGTTTGATTCGCTCCGAATTTGGAATAAAGGGCGCTTATATAGCTTTAGAGCTTATCAATATGGCGTACAGCGAGAACGGATATTATGCAAAATTCGGCGAAGAAGACTGCCTCCTGATGTCAGAGGGTGTCGGTGGTGGTTGCGAAGCGAGTTTTATTATGGAGGTAGTACGAGGGTGCTGCAGACGTTCTCTCTTTGACGAGGGTATCTACAATGCGTTCGGCGTGCTCACCTCTCACGGAATACAGCAAAGATACTTGAGAATCATCGGAAAGAACAGAGCTGATGTGCGATTTATTAAAGAGTATTTTTTGCTTGATATAAGCGATGAAAGAGATGTTCCGGCGAACATCCGTAATAAAGTTACGCTTTTATCGAGTTTTCCGACGGAAAACCCCAGTAAACCGACGGAAAACCCCAGTAAACCGACGGAAAACCCACAAAGTAAAGTAAAGGAAAGTAAAGTAAAGGAAAGTAAAGTAAAGGAAAGTAAAGTAAAGGA